CTCCTTTTTGTGCCAACAATTTAGGAACTGTTATGACCATCACCGAACGCATCCTGTCTGGAATTAAGCAAACATTGGAAACTGGCGATAAAGTCACGATTGACTTGCGCGAGGCATCTGCCATCACTGGTTCAGGCTTGAATGTCGGTGGTCGCACTCACTTTGATGAAGCATTTGCTGCCCTGCGATATGCCAACCCGTTTCGTCAAGGCGCACGAAACATCAAAGTACCCGGAAATTCTGCTGTCCAGTTTGTCTGCAAAACTGGTAACGCTGCTGACAGCACAAACCCTTGGGGCTACACAGTCAACCCCAACAGTGGTTCACCCAACATCAACACAAGCATTTGGCAATTGCCAACTCGCGTGATTTCTGCACAATTGCCCGTTCGTTCGGCTGTGCTGTCGGATGTCAACGGATTGAACGCCGAACTGGTCGAAGACCTGATGATGGAATTTGCCCAACTTGAAGGCGCATCGTGTGGCCTCAACAATGACCAAGCCGGTTCAGTCACCATCTCCACTGGCGGCACTGATGGCTTGCGCGGCCTGAATAGCTACCCCGGCGCTGCCGGTGCAACTGCTGCGTTTGGTACAAGCGGCACAGCGATTACAAACGGCTTGCACACTTTGGCTACCGTGGGGTACAACAACACTGGTGGCCTTGAAGCGGAAACATTGTCTGCAATGGCAAATGCTCTGCCAGCGCAATACTGGTCTATGCCGGGTACTGCTTGGATGATGCACCCAACAGCCATTCAAACCCTGCGTAACTATGCTCATGGCGGTGGCGGCTACTCGTTTATTGACGTTGGCTCCGCTGAAGCCGGTGCGCTGCTTCATGTGTTTGGATTCCCGGTGATTCCAAACCCATATTTGGACGCAACAGGTGTTGTGGGTTGCAAGTCAATCTATCTTGCCAACTGGCCTCGTTTTATGACCATTGCTGATGTGGAAGAAATGACCATTCAGGCAATGGAACAGACAACGCCCGGTTTTGTGACCATGTATGCTGAAAAGCGTATGGTCAGTTCTGTGCGTGACGTTTTTGCTGGTGTTCGTTCAATTGAGACTTAAACATGAGCGTTGACAACTATCAATACGCTGCGCCTTTTGGGGCGCAAACACGCAATCCGTTCAACTACGCAAAGGTTGAGCAGATTGGACGAGATAGTTCGACAGCATGGTTGACGCTTGATGAAATGACCAATCAACTGAACTTGTTTGATGACACAAGTCAGGACACATACATTGCAAGCCTTGGAATCGCCACCAGACAGGCGATTGAGGATTACTTGGGGATGTCTATCCTCCCGGTAACTTATCGCGTCTGGTACGGTTCTGAGAGCCTTGTAGCGTCACCAATCAGTCTTGATCTGCCTGAAGTCAGTCAAAACACAAACCCGGCACTTTCTGGTGTGACAATTAATTCAGTTGGTTATTGGAACGATGCTTTCCCGCCAGTGTTCCAAACGATTACAAACACCAATTATTTTTACGATGCCTCGGGCAACAAAGTCATCGTAAATAATTTGCCGACTGATGTGAATTCGGTGATGTCTGCGCCAATCATTGTGGAATATTCAACTGTTGCAAACCCATTGGCAAATTATCCTGTGATTAAACAGGCTGGCTTGCTTTTGCTGACTCACTTGTACAACAACCGAGCCAATGCGACAGAGACAAAATTGAAAGACATTCCGTTTGGCGTGACAACTTTGCTGCGACCTTACAAACCATTGGTGATGTAAATGGCAATTGCTCGTTTTGAGAACATCAACATCAACAACCTGACTTTTAACAAGTCTGATTTTGGTGAGCAATCGACAACGCAAACATTGTGGTTTGCAACTCGCGCGCGGGTTGCTGCTGTTGCCAACAGCCTAAAGATTGCTGATAAATACCGGCTTTATCAAGACATGACGACATTTACGCTGAATTACACGCGAAACATGAAAACGATTATGGACAGTCAAGACCTGTACTCAATTACATGGCGCGGTAAGGATTGGCGAATTGACAATGTGCGCGAGTCGGATGATCGCATGACGGTGCTGTTTACCTGTTATCGTTCTGACCCTGTTACGGCGGTGTAATGGCAACTCAATTAAACCCTGTTGTTTATGGCAAGGCTATCCAGTACCAACTGGCAAACATTGTCACGCCTGTGCCCGTTTATGCGGCTTTTAACCGCAATTTTTCAACGCAGCCCAAGTTCATCACTTGGATGTTGAGGAATGTGCATCAGCCGGTTTATACGGGAACGCAGCAAAGCAACAAGGGAATCGACAGACCGATATTTCAGATTTCTATTTTCACTCAACAGATTGAAGATGGTTTTACAATATCGAATCAGATTTTGCAGTCCCTGCATGGATACAGTGGATTGTTGGGAAGTCCGGCAGATGGCTTTTACATCTCAAAAGCAGATGTCATGTGGCTTTACAACAGTTACAACAACGAGGAAAAAATGGCGCAAATCTATTTGGATTGCACCATTGACATTCCAGCCTAATATAAGACAATTGTTCAACTTTTGAAGGATACTCAAAATGGCCTTACCAAACAAAGTCTTGCCCGGTTTTAGTGCTGCGCTATACGCACAGCCAACCGCTACGCCAACTCCTTTGACTACTGCACAGTTGTCTTTGGTTGCCTCGGTTTCTCCCATTGCTGTTGTGGGCAATTTGCTTCCTGTTGAAGCAATTCCCGCTTTTGGCATGGATGACGCTGTGGCAAGTTTCAGCGTTGCCGGTTCTCGTCAATCGGACAAAATCCCTGTGCAAGCAGCGCCCACCAGCTTGACCATTACGGCAGCATGGAACCCTTCCGACACAAACTTGCTGTTGATGAGGGCAGATGCCTATTCTGGCGTGATTGATCGCACTTTCGTGGTTTCTGCCACCGAAGGCGCAAACATTGTGTACTACGCATTCAACGGGCGTGTTGGTCAATTCCAAATTGATTCTCAACCCGGCGCTCCTGAGTAATCACCGCCAACAGCAATGTTCCAGCCTATTCTTGGTGCTGGCCTTAACTTTTTCTCAATTTCAAGACAGTAATTTTCGTTTGAAATCAGGATAATTTCTTTAACAAGGTTGTCCCAACCGTATTTGCGAATTGCTTTGTACAAGGTTTGTTCTTTGCCAATTTTGGCGCATGACTTATGAGCAAACATACGCTGCTCAAAATTCATGGCTATACCAACATAGCCTTCAACAGCTACGTTGGTTTGCTCTGGCAAATGAATCCAATATACAAACATAAGTTTACATTACGAGGGGTTTGTAACTGCGTAAAAGCGTAGTCACGCCAAACGGAATGTCTTTCAGCTTTGTCTCTGTTGCGTTGGCACGATTGTTATACAGGTGCGTCAGCAACAGCAAGCCAGCCTGCTTAATAACAGGGTATGAGGCCAATGGGTTTGCAACGGTTGAATATTCAATAATGATTGGAGCAGTCATCACTGAATTAACGTCAGTCGGCAAATTGTTGACTATTACTTTGTTGCCAGAGGCATCGTAATAATAGTTTGTGTTTGAAATTGTTTGGAAGACTGGCGGGAACGCATCATTCCAATAGCCGACCAAGTTGACAGTAAGCCCTGGCTGACTTGGCGTGACGTTTTGGCTGACTTCAGGCAAGTCAAAGCTGATTGGCGATGCCACAAGGCTTTCCGTGCCGTACCAGACGCGATAACTTACCGGGAGGATAGACATGCCCAGGTAATCCTCAATCGCTTGTCTGGTGGCGATTCCGAGGCTTGAAATGTATGTATCCTGACTTGTATCGTCAAACAAGTTCAGTTGGTTGGTCATTTCATCAAGAGTAAGCCATGACGTAGAACTATCACGCCCAATCTGTTCAACCTTTACATAGTTAAACGGATTGCGCGTCTGTGCGCCAAAAGGCGCAGCGTACTGATAGTTATCAAAGCTCATGGCTTAGGTCTCAATTGCACGAACGCCAGCAAAAACATCGCGCACAGTACTAACCATACGCTTTTCTGCGTACATGTTTACAAAGCCGGGCGTTGTTTGATCCATTGCCTGCACAGTCATTTCTTCCACATCGGCAATCGTCATAAAACGAGGCCAGTTAGCAAGATAAAGAGGCTTCGCCCCAACAGTGCCAATCGGGTCAAGGTATGGGTTTGGAATCACGGGGAATCCATAAACATGAAGCAATGAACCTGCATCTTTGCCACCAACCTCAACAAAGGAATAGCCGCCGCTGCCATGAGCATAGTCGCGCAGCGCTTGAATTGCTGTTGGGTGCATCATCCAAGCAGTTCCAGGCATAGACCAATATTGAGAAGGCAAAGCGTTTGCCATTGCAGAAAGCAATTCAGCTTCAATGCCGCCAGTGTTGTTAAAGCCAACAGTGCGGAGCGTATGCAGGCCGTTTGTAATGGCCGTGCCGCTAGTGCCAAAAGCTGCGGCAGCACCAGCAGCGCCTGGGTAGCTGTTCAGGCCGCGCAAGCCATCAGTTCCACCCGTTGAGGTAGTGGTAGTGCCCGCTTGATCGTTGTTCAGCCCGCAAGATGCGCCTTCAAGCTGTGCGAATTCCATCATCAAGTCTTCAACCAATTCGGATTGCAGACCATTGATGTCAGACAGAGCAGCAGTACGGATTGGCATCTGTGCGGTAATCACACGAGTCGGCAATTGCCAAAAACTTGTGTCGATGTTGGGTGTACCGCTGTTGGGGTTGATTGTGTAGCCCCAAGGGTTTGTGCTGTTGGCAGCGTTACCAGTTTTGGCAAGAAACTGCACCTCGGAGTTACCGGGTACTTTAATGTTTCGTGCGCCAAGGCGAAATGGGTTTGCATAACGCAGAGTAGCGAATGCGTCATCAAAGTGAGTGCGACCACCGACATTCAAGCCTGAACCAGTGATAGCAGATGCCTCGCGCAAGTCAATCGTGACTTTATCGCCAGTTTCCAATGTTTGCTTAATTCCAGACAGGATGCGTTCGGTGATGGTCATAACAGTTCCTAAATTGTTGGCACAAAAAGGAGGGGGAATTACCCCCCTCCGTTTTATCAGGTCGCAGTGCCTGTCGAGCGATAACGCACCAGTGCGTTGGGGTCTCGAACCGATGTTGCCAAACGCTTTTCTCCGAAAAACGTAATAAAACCGGGCAACGTCTGGTCGTAGCGGCGCATCACCATGTTCAGACGATCAATGATGGTGTGACCACGGCTCCAGTCACCAAAGTACATTGGGTACTGGCTGTTTGTGCCGGCAGAACCACCAGAAGCGATTGGGCTTTCAATGTAGTTGTTAACAACAACGTCGAAGCCAAGCAACTTACCAACGATACCTTCGTACACCAATGGTGACATACGCTCGAACACAGGCGTGCCGTTGTCGTCAACCAAACCGCGAATGCCAGCCAACATCAAAGGTGACACGACAAACTTGGCAGATGGAGTCCAATATTGTTGTGGCAACAGGTGGATGAAATTAATGATATCAGCGAATGTCACATTGTTTGCAGTACCAAAACCGTTTGTGGTCAATTGGTCATACGTTGCAATGCTGTGCAAACCATCGGATGTAGCAGAACCGCTAGAACCGAAAGCCGCTGTGCTGATTGTGCCGCCTGTGTAGGTGGAATTTGCACCGGGATATGAATTCAAACCGCGCAAACCAGATGTGCCACCAGTTGATGTGGTGGTAGAACCGGATTGGTCGTTATTGATAATCATGGATTGGCCTTCAGCGGCACTGAATTCGCTGAGCATGTCATCAACGACGTTGCTTTCCAAACCATCGATATCGTCCAAAGCGGCGGTACGGATTGGGAACTGAACGTTCAAATCGGCAAGGTTCAATTGCCAAATGTTCGTTGCTTCAGTTGTAGCCGCGCCGTTGTTTTGGATTGTATAACCCCATGCTGGTCCTGCATTTCCGGTTTTTGCTCTAAATTGGTAGGTTGAACCATCAGTCGCAACAGTGCGTGACACGCCGCGCATAGGGTTCATCAAACGCAAAGCGTGGAACACGGGGTCATAAGCGGTACGACCACCGATGCCAGCGCCAGAGCCTGTCAATGTTGAGGCTTCGCGCAAGTATGCGTTATGCTGGTCAACGGATTCCCACAGTTTGATTTCTTTTTCCAAGCGACCGCCTGTTTTATGGAAATCACGCAATTGCTCTTTAACCATGCGGTTAACATCGCCACGAACTGTCTTTGCGGGTGCGCGGATAATTTCGGGGACTTGAATAGAGGCAACTTTGGCTTCCAGAGCGGTTAATTTCTCTTGAATTTCTGCTTTTGCAGATTCCACAGTTGTGGCGACTTCGGCTTTCACCGCTTCAATTTTGGATTCGTTAGACACGGCAATCGCGTCAACTTTTTCCAGTACTTTATCCATAGACATTTTAAATTTCCTTTTAAATGCGTTTTTCAAGTGCCTTAACCAACTCACGCGCTTCAAAAGCGGCATGGCAAGGTTCGTCAGGTTTTAACAAAGGCATATTGGCAACCGAGTTGGTGGCGTTGGATTCTGACATTGACGTTTACGCCAACTTTATTATGCAAAACGGTGCAAAGCCTTCGGGCATTTTCTACACCGACCAAGTTATTCCTGACGCAAAATTCAAGGAAATTGCTTCACGTATCAAAGAAACGTGGAACGCCATGACGGGCAGTCGCGCCAGTGACCCAAGCAAAGCGGGTCAGGGTATGTTGCTTGACCAAGGCATGAAGTATGACGCAATCAAGATGCTTACGTTGCAAGACGCAGAAGCCGCCGCGTTAAAAGAGCAAACCATGAAGCGCATTTGCGGTTTGTTTGGCGTGCCTCCTGCAATGCTTGGTATTGCCGACCAAAAATATAACAATACCCAAACCATGTTGGACGAGTTTTATAAAACCGTGATGTATCCAACAGTTATTAGCCTTGAACAAAAATTGAAACAGCATTTGTTAAAAGGTTACCCAAACCTTTGCGTGCGTTTTGATACCAAGGACTTTTTAAAGGGCGCGGCACTTGACCAAATGAATTTTGTGACGTCTGGCGTTAAAGCGGGTATCATGACGGTCAACGAAGCGCGTGAATACATGAACATGCCGGAAATTGATGGTGGTGACATTCTTGCACCGCTTGATAAAAAGGCAGATAAACCAATTGCGGGCACTTCACCACAAGACACGGGTGGCGGCGGCGGTAATCAGAAAAGTAAGATGAACATCGGGACAACCTGATGAATAATCTGAAAAAAATGCTTGCACATTTGACTTCACAAGTAAAGTCAGATAATGTTACACTCGCCGTAATAGAAAAACCCCATAAGATAACAGACGACAATCAATCTATTCACAACGGGGTGATAAATGAAACAATTAAATCTGATTTGCGAAGCCAAAGTCAGCCTAACGCCAAACGCAAACGAGGCCGCCCAGCCAAGCGGGTTGATTGAAGCGGTATGCACCACATGGGGCGCACGCGAAGGCGCAGATGGTAGGAAATTCAATTACCAACCTGAAGGCTTCATGGATTGGGCAAATGAATTTAATGAAAGCGGCAAACCTTTGCCGATGTTCTTGAATCACAATGACCTTGGCATGCCAATGGGCGAATGGTATTCATTTGAATTTGATGATACCGGCATGACAGCAAAAGGCCGCTTGTACACAAACACTGTGGGCGGAAATGACCTTTATCAAATCCTAAAAGAATCCCCCAAAATGTTT